GCTCAGTTGGTATCTGGCTCTGAGGTTCCTCCTGATGAGCGTCAGGATGTGGATGGCGCGCTGGAGGAGGTTACGAACTATGTATTCGAGATTCTCCAGAACAGTAACTTCTCCCAGGAAATCCATGAGTCTTTCTTGGATTTGGCTGTGGGTACTGGGTGCTTGCAGATTAGTGAGGGTGATGCGCTGAACCCTGTGATGTTCACGGCGGTTCCTCTGACGCAGTTAACTCTCGATGTTGGACCGGACGATAAGATTGATCATATCTTCCGTGAGCGTCAGCTTCGCATTTCCAATATCAAGGTTGCTTATCCCAGGGCTGCATTGCCCGCCTCGATGGCGCAGGCTTTGGCTGACGGGAAGGACGAGTATGTAAAGCTCGTGGATTGCACTTATCGCGTGTATGGTTCTCCTGAGGAGGAGCATCGCCGTGTGGTGTTCGATCCCAAGGAGAAGCATATTTTCTTCCGTGAAACCTATAAGGGTGTAGGTTCTTGCCCCTTTGTAGCGTTTCGTTGGGCCAAGGCTGCGGGCGAAGTGTATGGGCGTGGGCCTCTGATGAATGCCATGCCTGCGGTAAAGACCTGTAATCTGACTGTGCAGTTAATCTTGGAGAATGCCCAAATGGCGATCTCTGGGGTTTACACGTTGGAGGATGATGGGGTTATCAATCCCGATACGATTCAGTTGTTGCCGGGGACTATTGTTCCTGTGGCTCCTGGGTCTAATGGATTGAAGGCGATTGGTGCGGCGGGTAACTTTGATGTGGCCCAGTTGGTGTTGAGTGAGATGCGGATGAACATTCGCAAGGCGCTCTACAATGATATGTTGGGCAATCCTGATAAGACGCCGATGAGTGCGACTGAAGTTTCTCAGCGCATGGCTGACTTGTCTCGGCAGATTGGTTCTGCCTTTGGCCGCTTGCAGGCTGAGATGGTGAACCCGGTATTGCGCCGGGTTGTGTATATCTTGAAGCGTCAGGGTCGTATTAGCTTGCCGACTGTGAATGGCCGTGAGGTAAAGGTGCGCTCTACGAGCCCACTTGCCCAGGCCCAGGCGCAGCAGGATATTGTGGCGTTTGATCGCTTCATGGAATTGGTTGGTGGTAGGTTTGGACCTCAGTTGGTAAATCTTCTTGTGAAAAGCGAGGAGGCCGCTAAATATCTTTCCGATAAGTTTGGTGTGCCGGAAAGGTTACTGAGGTCTGATCAGGAGCGAGCCGATCTGGTCGCTAAGATTACGCAAGCAACGGGGATGATGAATGGACAGCAACAAGCTGGCCCGCAAGCGGGTCCAGGGGGTATTGGGCCCTGATGGTATAGTCAGGGACCTGGAGAAAGAAGCTACTCTTAATGCCTTATTCGCTTCGGTGTTTTCCCGTGAGGACGGGAGAGAGGTATTGAGGTATCTTCGGTCAGTAACCATTGAGGCGGTAGCTGGACCCGGTGTAACGCCTGATGAGCTTATGCACCGTGAGGGCATGAGGTTCTTGGTTGGCATTATTGAGCAACGTGTGGGGAGAGGTAAAAATGGGTGATAGTTTGATTGGTGGGCAGGCTTCTCAGGGCGAGGAGCAGCAGACGCAGCAGCAGGGGCAGGATCAATCTACCTCGCAGCAGGAGGCTTCTTCACGGCCAGAGTGGTTGCCGGAGAAGTTCTTCGTTGAGGGCAAGCCTGCTTATGAGCTTTTGGCTAAGAGCTATGGGGAGCTTGAGACAAAGTTCCGCTCCAAGGAAGATGAGTTAAAGGCTCGTCTTGTGGAGGAGTTGGCCAATGAAGCTGTAGCCAATCGCCCTGAGGCGGCTGACAAGTATGAGTTGCCGGAGATTGAGGGTGCTGACCTTTCTCAGATGGCGAATCACCCGCTGGTGAAGTGGTGGGCTGACTTCTCTTTTGAGAATGGCTTTGATCAAAACACCTTCAAGACCGGGATTGAGACTTACATCCAATCTCAATCTTTCGGGATACCTAATCCTGAGGAGGAGATAAAGGCCCTTGGGGATAACGCCAAGGCCCGGACTGAGGCTGTGGGCTTGTGGGTTGGCAAGAATTTTGCGGCTGATGAGATTAGCCAGATTGAGCGCCTTTGCACTACTGCGGCTGGTGTGAAGGTCATGGAGCGCATTATGGGTATGATGCGTGGTGAGGGCGGCCAGGTGGTTGATGATCGTAGCCCTGTAGATGATGAGGCTGATGTCATGAAGCTGATGAATGATCGCCGCTACTGGTCGCCAAGTGAGCGCGATCCTGCTCTGGTTAAGAGGGTAGAGGCCTTCTTCCAGAAGAAATTCAAGTAATCTTCCTGGGGAGGGATAGATGATTGTGAAGTCGATTGAGCGCACGGATATTGGTAATTGTGTGGAGTTGGGTAAGCTTCTCCATAACGAGAGCCCATATTATGGTCGATCTGAGTTCAATGAGAGCAAGCTGTATCGGCTTGCCGAGTTGTGCATTAACGATCCAAACTACTGCTGCTTTGTAGCCCAGGACAATGACGACAATATCATTGGCATGATTGCTGGTGTTATTGGCACTCATTTCTTCTCTGACTGCAAATACTCTACTGATATCACATTCTTTGTGAAGCCTGAGAGCAGGGGGTCAACGGCTGCATTGCGGCTATTGACTGCCTTTTGCATTTGGTCTGAGGCAATGGGATGTGATGAGATTCGGTGTGGTGTTAGCACTGGGATTAGGATTGATGCGGCGGATCGGATATACAAGAAGTTTGGCTTCAAAGAAGAAGGCAGGCTTTATGTGATGGTTCCCAGTAAAGATAAATTGGTCCATTGAATTAGAGGCCAATTATTTTGATTGTCCGAGGCGAGGCCCGTTTAAGGCTGGTCGAGCCCCGTTTGGGATAACTCACCTCCCAGTCTGCTTCGGATAACCTTATTGGTTCAACCGAATTGTAGGAGGCTATCATGGCGCTGACCATTGATCAGGCTTTTATCCGTCAGTTCGAGTCCGAAGTTCACATGGCGTACCAGCGCATGGGCTCGAAGCTGCGTAACACTGTTCGTTTCAAGGGTAATGTAACTGGCAAATCCACCACCTTCCAGAAGGTTGGCCGTGGTGCTGCTGCTACGAAGTCCCGTCATGGCAATCTGCCTGTGATGAACATCGACCACAGCAATGTGGAATGCACGCTCGCTGACTTCTACGCTTCCGACTATGTTGATAAACTCGATGAGTTGAAGATCAACATTGACGAGCGTCAGGTTGTGTCTCAGAACTCTGCTTATGCCCTTGGCCGTAAGTCGGATGACCTGATCATCACGCAGCTTGATACCGCGACCAATGTCATTACCGAAGCTGGTACTGACGGTCTGACGCAAACCAAGATCAACACGGTCTTTGAATCCTTCGGTGCGAATGATGTGCCGGATGATGGTGAGCGTTACTTCGTCATTTCCCCGGCTGCGTGGGTTGATCTGCTGGCGATTTCTGCGTTCTCTGACGCTGACTTCATCGGCTCTGACGACCTCCCGTACAAGGGTGGCATGGTAGCGAAGCGTTGGCTTGGCTTCATGTGGATGACGCACTCCGGCCTTCCGGTTGCTGCTACTATCCGCAAGTGCTTTGCCTATCACCGCAGCGCGATTGGCTTGGCTTCTGGCCAGGATGTGTCCACGGAAGTGAACTACATTCCTGAAAAGGCCGCTCACCTCGTTACTTCTATGATGTCCCAAGGCTCGGTTCTGATCGACGCCAACGGCGCATACGAAGTCCAGATCAAGGAGTAATGATCCATGGCTTTCGTTCTCGCTGATCTTGGTAAGGTGGCTGGTGGTGCGAAGCAAATCCACTACTACGCTACGGCTGATGCCATCGCTACGGTGATTGCCTCTGGCTACTTTAATAGTGGCACGGACAATCTTCGCCAATTTGATGTTATCATTGCGGTAACTTCTACTGGCGGCACCCCAGCGGTTGACGTTCTGGTTGTGACTAGCGCCACTGGTGCTACCACGGTCACGACGACCAACGGGACCTAATAGGCTGGGAGCCACTTTGCCCTCCCCGTAGTGGCCCAGCCTGGGGGTAGAGGAATCCTTCTTCTACCCCCTTTTGAGAGGTATAGATTGTGGCAACTACATCCATCGACATTTGCGCCC